TTTCGTCCACGAACTTGTCGAAATCATCGTCCGTCAATTTATTCCAGACGCGCTTGACCATTTCGATAGACTCGTTGTATTTCTCTCCGAGCTCGGATTTGAGTTTTGTTTCCGCCGCTTCCCGCTCCTTACCTCTTGATTCGGCTTCCGCATCGATCATCTGTTTCATAAAGCCGTTCCATGAGCCCGCGATAGCCTTGGCTTGGTCGTTATTGAGACCGGCCTTGAAAAAGGTATCTCGCGCCCAATCGACAGTTTTGGGATCCAGATTATCGCCCTCGAATTCGTATTTATCCGGCTTTTCCGGACGGCCGAGAGCAGAGTAGTAAAGATTTTTCTCCTCGTCGGTCGAATCCTCGGCAAGTTTCGGAATATAGTTTTCGAGTTTCTCCTTTAGCCCATCAATTTCCTTAGCCTTGTCCCCCAGCGCCAAGTGATCCTTTGCGAGATCGCCAATGGTCTTATACGAGGTAAAGCTAGGGTTATCCTTCAGGTCCGCAGGCAACTGCGCCAGCCATGCCGGCTTTTCTCCGGTAGCACCATTGCCCCCTTCGAGTTCGCCATCAACCATAAAAATTTCTCCTTATTTCTTTTCAGACTTCTTAACTTCTCCGCGATACGATTTACCTTTCAGAAAGCAAAAGTTCACGTATTCGCCTTTCTTGAGACCATGTTCCCTGCTTGGTCCGGAGACCCTCCGGACCCTGCCTCCGTCCTTCACTCATTTCTCAAAGGCTGCAGGCATAAATCCTCCCTACTGCTCGTTCTCCACGAATGCCTCGTACAGGGGGATGTAATCCTCTTTCAATTTTCCCTTAGCATTGAGATCTTCAAGCATCCCCTTGATAATTTCCTTGGCCTTTGCCCCTATTTTGACATCGGCCTTGTACTCCGTGTCATACCAATTGGTGATATTGTTTTCCTTGTCCTCGGTAATGCGGCATTTGGCTATTTCCTCTTCACTGAAGGACAGGTCGCGCCTAAGATCGCGCACAATCCTAAGCGTGACGATATTGCCTTCCGGAGGAAGGATCTGGGCCAAAAGGATCCGATCGAGTATTGTCAGTTCCATAATCAACTACCTATCAATCGGCGTCATTCTTCATCAGTATCGAATAAGCCACTCCGCCGAGAAGCACCTTCAGGTACTTGCTTGTGCTTCCACCGGCTCCGGAAGATCCGACAAACTGCGAATCGGCATCCAAGCTCAAGAATGCGTCGAAGGCTCCGGCGCCCGCGTTTCTGGCATATATGCCAACGGCTTTTCCGGTATGAGTCCCGTTGAGATCGACGGAATCGAGCACCAAGGCGGCAAGCTGCTTTCCTGAAGCGATAGTCACGCCGCTTGGGGCATCGATTGTGGCCCTAACTCCGCAGATGGCGTTGGCTGGAGTGAGCGTCAATGTTCCGGATGCTTCGAAATATCCCCAGAGGCCCGCTACCCAATCGCCGGCGAAATTCTTGACGGACTTCACCTGTCCGACGAGGGCGGAGATGGTTCCTGCGGCCGTCTGCGCTGTTCCTATGAGAGTTCTGGAAACGACACCGCGAATGTTTCCTGTCGTGGAGCTCCCGCCCGTATCGGAAAAGATCCGCATCAGGGCTGTGCGCGTGGAAGAAATCGCCATGCCTTTACCGTCCGTGTTGGCTTGGGCTCCGAAATGGAATTCACCCCTCGCGCCGTTGTACTGGTAATTCGGATATTTTCGTTCAAATCTGATTTTAGCCATGCATTAGCCCCTCCAGAGGCTTATTGGTTAGCATTGCCCTTTTTAAGGCCCATCATTCTCATAGTCAGGTCTTTCATCCGGTCGGCCCCGAATATCCCGCATTTCGCCATAATCATTATTCCGATGTTATGTTCCCCGATCTTTTCCTTGTTGTCCGGATCCAGAAGGGCAAGGCAGTTGCAATTGTAGAGAATGTCCGCCAGCACCTCTGGCCCCACTCCCTTGCTGAAGAGATAATGGTATTTCGCTCTGATGTCCCTTTCATATTCGTTGAGCGTATGTTTCGTCTCATCCGTCATTCTGCTGCCGTCTCCTCCGGATTCAACAATTGCTGCGCGGGGCTTCCGGATTCAGGCTTCGTGTTTGCGGCCCTGAGCATTTTAGCCATGGGCGTCATGGCTTCGATGTTCTGCTGCGACTGCATGGCTTCCATCCGCATCTGCCTGATGGCCGTGATCTGCTCCGGAGTTCGGACGCGGTTCATGGGGAAGCCGGTAGCGTCGAGGGAATCAACGGCCACGCCGTCCCAATCTATTACGTCCGCGGCTTCAGGCCTGATGGAGGCGATCTGAGAAACGAGCGCGATACCGCCCTGCAGGCTTCGTGCCTTGCTCAAGCGAAGCTGGGCCTGCGCCAGCGGGCCGAGGTACTGGACGCTTGTGCGCCAGCCGGGCAGGTCCATCAATATCTGCGGGGGCTGGGGCATACGGCCAGCGCGGGCCTCGATGTCGAACACTCTTTCATGGATGGGATCAAAGGCCTCGCTCTGGAGCATCCCTACGCGGGTGCCGAGAACGGCGGCCTTTTCTCCCATCATCTCAATAACCTGAGTAGCGGTGAGCTCGATCTTGTTGGCTGCGGCCATGGTGAGCATGAGAAAGAAATCAACGGCGTAGTGATCGCGGATCATCTTGTCGGTTCGGTCCTGCCGATCGAGGCCGAAAGGCAGTTGAATGCCGGTAAGCATTGGCCGGGGCATTCTGGCTTCGAGATCCCCGGGGAGGTAAGTCCAGCCTTTAGGGTTCAGATTTACCTGTCCCCGAAGATCATCTGGCGCAACCATGGGGGGTTCCACCATCTTTTGAGCGGCGAGGGTGTTGCTTCTGCCTTGCTCATTGGCCGACAGTATATCAATAAAAGCGTCCCATGAGGGGCTTCTTCCATACCATTCATCGGAATTTTTCCGCCAGCGCCATGTAATGGACGGCATGGAATCGTAGCCGCTCTCCTCGATAATCTTCCGTGGCGCACGATAGAGCCAGACGGACGCAAACTTTTTGCGCGATGCGCGTGTCATTCCCTGATCGTAATCGGCGCGGGGATGTATGGCGTGGATGATTTCAGCTTCCTGATGGGGGTTTTTCTCGTATTTGTTTATGAAATTGCGGTCCACGTCCTTCATGCGGTCAAGCCCGAATTTCTGCGCCAGTTGGCGCAACGTCAGGCGATAGACGCGGTAGTTGGTATCGACGCGGCCAAAGGCGTCCTCCGCGATGAAGCATTCCCGAAAATGAGGGACGGTGAAAATTATCCGGCCGGAACCTATATCCTCTTCGGCAAGAATATGGGCCGTACCCGGTCCTGCGCCGTCCCTCATAAATTCCGTAATGACATCGTAGAAATTAGACCTGTTGAAGGCGTCATACTGCACATCCTCGCAATCCTGCAGCCATCGTGCTACTTCGGGATGCGAGTCAATGCGCTCGCCGCTCCAGTTTTTCATTCCCACGGCCGGCAGGTAATTGAACTTGTTTGGAATGGCGAAGCGGAACCAGCGAATGTTTCTTGAGCAGAGATAGCCCACCATGCCATCGACAAGCATATTAAGAGCGCTCATTGCGGAGCCGTCATAGACTTCGAAGCCGGTTTTATCTCCCTTGCGAGGCTCGGCTATCTGGCGCCGGGAATGGTTCACGTACTTAATAATATTGTCAACCATGGGCTCGAACGGCTGTCGCACGGCTGCAAGATACTTTTGCGCCGATTCGATTTCCTTGGCTTTTTCCTGTTCGGGTGAGAGAGCCATTTTATGCCCCCAGTTGTGATTTGTACGTGACCGGCTGATCCGTAGCCCCGAGCGGGCTTGTCAGGATGGTGCTGGCGTAGCCCCTGCGTTTCCGCAGGCTTTCCATCTGCGAGTAGGCGGCGTCCATCGCCTTTTCGCTTTCTACTGGTGTCGTAAGGTCTGGAGCTTTTGGAAGTTTTGGAGCGCCTCGCGTGGCTTGGTAGATGCTAAGGCCAGCCCTCGTCGCTGCGGTTGCCGCCATAATCCATGGTAAAGCTGCAACGAAAGGTGCCATGATCGACCCCTATATATTGTGTGATGGTGTCATATCAGCGCAATAAGTAGCACCTATATAATAATGATGTCAATGAAATTATGATAATAGTGCCAATTCTATGAATTCTATGAATTCTATGAATTCACGTGTGTACAGGCTGTATACAGGCTGTATACAGGGTGTAACGGTATATGATTTACTCGCCTTTGCGAGTTTTCTACTCGCCTTTGCGAGTTTTCTACTCGCTTTTGCGAGTTGCCAGTAATTTTGGTGCTATTGCGGTGTACTTTTGATGTCTTTACAGTGTTCTTTTGGTGTTCTTTTCCTTCGTATAGCCTACCTGTAGCCTCCATGTAGCCTCTTTTGAATAACACCCATAAAATGGGGCATTTGGTGGGTATTAAAGTATCTAATATGGACTTTAAACGGACTTGTTATGTCAGCAAAAATAGTGTGGAAGCTGGGGCCGGGTTCCCCACTTTGAAAAAGTTGGTAGTAAGTGCAGAGGCCTGCCATGTAGGGATAGAGGATTTTTCCTGCTTCTCTGTGTGGGTGCTTTATGTTCGCAAATCAGTCAAAAGCCAAGTGCGGCCATGGCATTTTCACCTAAAACCGCAAATCCTCCGGCCCGCAGCGTAGGCGGGGATACTCATGGAGTTACATAAGTCTTGACAAGTGGCTAAGATTTGCAGCATGATTAGCTCCTGCTGCTGAAATTAGGCCTGTTTCTTTCTGGCGATGGAGCTAAACTGCATGTTCGCCGGGAGGATCAGGCCTATACATCCTCCACAAACAATCAAAATCTACACCAGAGAATAAAAAATTGCAAAGCTAAAAAAGAAGAGGCTGGATTTCTCCAGCCCCTCTTTACTTGGCTTAACACTATTGGTCTTGGTACGGGTGATTAACCCCCTACTATAGTCTCACGCCCAGCCCGTCGAGTAAAGGATTATAGGTATCGGGCTTTTCAAGGAACTTAAATGCACGGGGATCGGAGTATTTAATGCCCGTAAGGCTCAATCGATAGAGATTCTCGCAGAAGTGGTCGTTTTCCTTGATGGGCTCACCGTCACGATAGACCCAGCGCTGAATCTCCCACACGGTCCCCTCTCCGTGGCCGTTATAGGAAATATTATTCACGGTATTGCGGAAAAAATACAGACTTGCAAGCCCGTTAGGGCCGCAGAGCATCTTTTCAACATTCAGAATGCCGCTCTGCTTGTCCTTGCTTGCCACGTTGAGCAGAATCTGGTGCTTGGAAAGCGCTCTTTCGAGGATGTTATAGGAATCCTCCACCTGAATGCCCCGCATCTTAACATATTTCGTGTCACCCTTAGCCAGAGGATCGATGAAGGCGTGGTTCAGGCGCCACTTATTATCGCGTTTGCGCCTGCAGATGCCCTCGGCAACGCCTTCGGGGCTTTCGTGGAGGAAAGTTTCGTCGGCCAGATACCAGTTTCCGTTGGGATCCGTGCAGTAATAGGACACGGCATGGGGTTTTTCCGTATGAAAATCGATCATCGCGACGAAAGGCCAGTCCATAGGCACCTTGAAGTTATCGATGATATGCACTTCAGGCTTAAAGTTTTTCCAAACCAGCCCTATCAGGTTAAGCCATCCGCCCTGAATGCGCGAAATCTTCTCATCCTCCGTCAGC